ACGTTGGTCAGCAGTACCAGCTCGATCAACGCAAGCCGAACATCAAGACACTCAACCACCTCAAAGGCGACGTGAAACTCAAACGCGTGCCTGAGAACCTGAGCTTCCAGACCGGTAACTGTTATGTAATCACGCATTACACGCAGATGCAGGAAAAGGGTATCGCTGAATTCCCGTACGAACCAGGCGACGAAACCAAGCAAGCGGATCTGATCGAACTCAAACTCACCAACATGCGTGGGAAGTACGGTCCGTCGGGTATCCCGCTGCCAATCATCGTCAGTCAGAAAGAAGGTTGGATGCCTTACATGTCCAACTTCGTCTACCTGCTGCGCGAAGCTGGCCGTTATGGTTTGACAGGGAACGTTCAAAACTACGCATTGGCACTCTATCCCGATATGTCGATCCGTCGTACCAACGTGCGCAAGAAGCTGCGCGAATCGTTTGCTGCTCAGCGTGCTGCGCAAATCCTTATGGAGATGCACTGGACCTTCACGTACCGCACGGATATCGATGAATCCTACCACTGTGAACCTGAAGCACTGTACAACGAAATCAAGGCCATGGGCTACGATTGGGAATTGCTCTTGAACACCCGCTTCTGGCACACCACCATTGAAGAAGGTGAGAAGGTTCCATTCCTGTCTACCCTGGACATTCTCCGTATGCGGGTTGGTAAGTACCACCCGTACTGGTATCCAAAATCACGTAAAGAAATGGGCTTGCCTGACATCATCGCTGACTAAGCGGTGCAGGTGAGTCATTCCACAAGGAATTGCTGTCATGACCCACCTGTCCCAAGAAGTAGAAGACCTGCTTAGCGAGAACAAGCAAGCACTCGGCGATGTGTTCCGTAACACTTTCAGGAACACCCACGGCGATGAAATGGTTTCGCTCAACAAGTACTTCCGTATCGAGCTGAGCAAAGCCCCGGTACCGACCCTCGACGAGCGTGAATGCTTGATCGATGATCTCTCCCCGGCGCAGTGGCTGAAGTACTTCCAGGGTCATGTTCTTCCGACGCTGGTTCGCTTCAATCTCCCTTCGGCGTAAGTCGTTGCATCGTAACGTATCGTGGCTGGCCAATGTCAGCAACGTATATGCTGTAAGTGCAACCAAAGGGTGATCCCGTGAACGCTAAACGTGAGAAAGTAACCAAGTTCATCTTGGACAACGTAGCCAAGATTATTCCTGGCGATAAGACCAACCCAGACCTGTTGGCGGCTAAGTTCGCTGCCATGTCTGATAAGGACTTCGAAGCGTACATCCGACGCCTCGCTCCTGCTGAAACCCCTGAGCAGATCAAGAATCGGGAGATGCTCCCGTTTTATGTTCCCAACCTCGGGAAGGCCCGTATCTCTATCGCCCGTAACTTTCAATTGGTGCGCAGCCTCGGCAAGAGCCTGACCCACCGTTTGATCATGACGGACGGTGCGACCGGTCTGCAATACGTAACACCTCACCCTTACCCGGTACTTGACCTGCCCGTGCGTCGACAAGCGCAGACAGTCGTCAAGAAGCGTTCGATTCCTGAACACAACCAGCGTATCGATGATCTCACCAACCAACCAACCAGTCAGTCGAAGGGTAGCCGTGTATCGGCTCCTGAACTCAGCTCGCTGTCTTCCCGTGGTCTCGATCGGACCATCATGGAGAAGATCAAGGTGCGGGGTGGTGACGAAGCGGCTTATCGTGAGATGCGTCGTCAGTTGGTGGAGAACGGGGAATGTACGCTGGAGCAAGTGTCGGGCTTGGGTAATGCCAAATCCATCGACACCCAGTCCGTGTTCTTCAACTGCATGCACCTGGGTAACAACTTGAAGCCAGGCACCCACGTCCCTGATGACGCGTTTGCTCCTGGTACTGAACGACCTTAAAGGATCCCTATGCAAAGGCCCAATGACGTGGAAGTAGCGGACGCTATCATCGCCCGCTTCACTGAACCAGCAGGTAACGAAGGGTACATCCGTGCCGCTAAGTTGCTGCTCCTCGCACGCAGCATCGTCTGGCGTAACTCGATCACGAGCGAAGCCGGCGGTCTGCGGGTGTGGAAGAAACTCTCTGCCGAACAGTTCGACATGGAGTGGATCATCGAGATGGTGAACGAATACGTTTACTTGATCGGCATGACCAACCTCCAGCAGGATGTAGCCAAGCGTCAAGCTGAGGCATTGTCCTGGGTCAAGAACGCTCAGGGTATTCCGACTGAGAACAAGCAGCTGAGCAACACTGCCGAAGAGATCCAGCAGGGTCTTGCGAAGAACCCTCTGCTGATGTTCCTCTACTCCCTGTCGTTGGGCCTGTACAACAAACGTTTGGCCGATCTGGGCATCGAGCGTCTGTTGGCTGGACAGAAACAAAGGAAGGTATAAATGGCAAACCAACGAGCACTGATCGATATCGAAATGTTGCTTGATGTTCGCCACAGTACCGTTCTTCGCATGATGGGTGAGGAAGACGTTGACGGTGTCCCTGTTGAAGGGATTGCCGAGATCTTGGCAGGAACAGACTACTACCGTTATCGGCAGCATGACAACTTCGAGAAAGCGACTGACGGTTTCATTACGTGGGAAGCGTATCAGAAGGCGTTCGCTGAACGGAACGGCGATACTATTTTCTGGGCCAGGATGACGGACTTCGTCTACCAGATCAGAATGGACATCAAGAAGGAGCTGCCAGCATTGGAGCGCGGTGTAGAGTTCGAGGCTTTAGACCTCTACATCAACTTCTACCCGTATTCCGATCTGTCGCAGGAAGAGCGGGACATCATCGTCAAAAGCATGCAGCATTACATGCCGCTGCCGACGCGTGTCTTTGGGGCGTACGTGCCCTGGAAGGATCTGACGGTGAAACGCTTCGAGCATCAGTTCGAGATGATCGCACTGTATGACGTCGAAGATTGGCTGAAGCATCATCAGCAAGAGTTGTTGCAGAACAAGATTCCCGAGAACGTTATCATGACCTCACGGATCTCTCCGCTGGGTAAGGATCCCGTTCCCGAGAAGGGCGTGACGGACGCCTTTGCGTGTCGCTCCGGGGTACTCCAAGAATGGGTATCCCTGATTCACGTTCCAACGTCTTGGGTTTGTTACAACAAGGCTATGTTTCAGGCGATACATAATCGTCAATATTCAGAGCAAACTCGCCCTGATGATCCTCACCCGGAACCAGCTCCACCGGGGGAAGTACTACCCCTTCCGTAGGATCGCGACGACGCTGAACCGTACCGCCTTGTGTGAACGGATCTTTGCCGACCAACCCGCGGAACTTGGCGTAAGCTTCAATGGCAACTCGCCCGTCCTGACGGCTGTCTTCCTGGATGTTCAGCTCACGCTGTGTAAGAGCCGAACGGTCCATGTCGCGCAGCAGGCTGGCGAGTTCCTTGTTGTCCCCACGAACGCTAGCACCGTGCTCGGTCAGATCGCCGACCATCTGGTAGCGTAGGCGTTGTGTAAACTTTACAACTTCACCTGGGTCTACGTCACCCGCTTGGGCGACGAACACTTCACCTTCCAGTAATTCACCGGACATGGCAGTCTCCTATGCTAGATTTTATTTACCGTCTATTCGGACTGGATAAATTCTTCCTGCCCGAACGATTACCTGATGACGATTGGGAACGTATGTTCCTCTTGGCGGAAGTCGCCACGTCTATAAAATTACCATTACTTGGGAGTAAACACTTCGACGTCACCTTGATGACGTACACAGACACCGTAAATGACCTGTTCTTCAGGTTAGACACGTTGTACGCCTGCATGCAATCCGAAACAGACACTCCTAACTCCTGGAGAGCCCGTAGACGGAACATGAGCGAAGTAACCATTGTGGACTACTATTACGATGTCCGTAGCGGTTACAGAGCACCACAGGACGTTCTAGAGCTACTGCTGCAAAAGCTGTCAGTCATACATTACGAATATGTAGACAAGTACACCGATCCGCTGCATTCATACTCTATCTACATGAGAAAGAACTTCTCAGGGGTGGTGAGTGACGTGCTCTCTGTGCTCGAAACATCGATAATGATCCGCAACACCTAAAACATCCTCTGTCCCTCCATCGAAAGTAAGTGGGACCTGCAACAGGATACGATGATGAGCGCCAAAACGTTTCGCACGATTGTCAATAACCCGGAGACTGGGAAAGATGATGCAGAGAACCTGCTCGCTTTAATGTTTCGTGACATCCTCATGGCCCACTCCCCTAACGTCGACTCGCTCGACCGAAAGATGGAACGTTATTACCAGAAGGTGTATGGAGGTGACAAGCGATTAGTGGCTCAGGAGAAGAACAACCTCTCCCGTGCCTTGACTCGCCCGTCCATCTCGTGGGAGCGGTTGGAGACCTTGATCCAACTGTTAGGCTGTGACAAATACGTTGTGCGTATCGACATGCATTACGGCGATAAAGTATACGTCAGTGAGATCGAAGTCCGGAACCGTTATTCGGACAAGCGACTCCAGCACGTCGGTGAGACCGAACGCAAGCGTCGTAGGCCTGCTCAAGAGAAACCGAAACCTGCAACACCAGAGGAACCGAAAGATGAGTAAGCCAGAAGTCCCCACCCACAACCCTCTGGAAGATGGCATCAGCCACATCAACGTTTACACTAAGGGCCGCACACGCTTAGGTAGATTGTTGACCAACCTGGCGGATGTCCAACTGAAACACCCGACTTACGGAATGTTCCGTACAGCTGAGGGTCTGTGGTATTACCTGAAGACCGGGTGCAAGCACGAATCACTCAGAGCCATGACAGGCTTCGAGGCGAAGAAGTACGGTAACACACTTGAGGTAGTGTGGAATCAAGACTTCAAGGAGCAATTCCTTCTAGGCATTCGTGCCAAGGTGGAGCGGAACGTGGAACTCTTCGACCTGCTGAAAGGTTCTGATCTCCCCTTCGCCCATTACTACTATTACGGATCTCCGTACGCTGATAACCCGCCGAAAGTTGTCTACCCGCGTGACAGCGATTGGCAGATGGAGTTCTTTGAAGAACTCCGCAAAGAGCTGAAAGAACAAGCGTAAACAAGAGCAGAGGGGAAACCCTCTGCTTTATGCCCTTTCTTTTTTTTGTGAATGTTGTGTAGACAACGCGAGGTTTATCATGGCAACTGGTCGCTTAGCAAATTCGATCTTCCAAGGGCGTCCCTCCGACAAGCTCTTGGTAAAAGATACGTACGAGGTCACGAACAACGAGACCCGTAACAGTGTGTTTGAAACCACCAAGGGAATCTACTCGGATGCCATTGAGGGGTTGAAGGGCAACACCAGCTCTCCTCGTGAACTGACGGAATTGGTACTCGGTGCCAAGAACGGTAACCTCACCAAGATGGAGATGGTGGAGAAAGCCCTGAGCTCTATGGGTTCCTCCCTCCCCAGCCTTTTGGGGCAGCTCGGTGGTACGCTCGCTAACGTCCTAGGAGACACGTTAGGTGAAGCAGGCTACGGTGACGTCGCTTCACTCGGCAAACTCCTCTACGGTGCCGCTCCGACCTTCATCAACGGTGCTGACGTCGATGACGCGGACTCCTTGATCAGGTTTGTAGGGGAACTCACCGGTAAGAGCGATTTGATGGAGTTTGTCAACTTAGGAGCCGAGGCTGGTATCCTGAGTGGCATTGCCAAACAGCTGGTCCGCTACGGGGTCGGTGACTTGGTTGATGACGTGGCCGAGATGGCTCACGATGAATCCGTCAAGAACGCTATCTTCCGCGCCATCATTGAAAACGCCATCAACACGTCTGACTTGAAGTCGGTGAACAAGGCGCTGGATAAGTTGGGGGCTGACGGTCTATTGTCCGAACGTCCGAACGCGATCGCTGAAATTCTGGCAGGGTATCGTTTCCCAGAAGACTTCGACATGCGTCTGGCTCTGACTGAGCGGGCTAACCTGATCGCTACCTTGGTCAGAATCTCCCCGTACTGGACCACCAAGCTGCGCAACGGCGTGGAGATCCGCGATTACAAGAACTGGGTAGCCTTGGGGACTGATGCCAAGACGCTCATGATGTTGGTGGATGATGCACATCGGGTCACAGCGATCAGTTGTGGTGCGATTCGTCAGAACACCGTCGGTTCTATACAGGCTGAGTTGTATCCCGCCGGTTACGTGGTGAATAAAGGTTAAGGGCATAGAGGCGGGGATTGTCCCCGCCTCTATGCTGTTTACGCTCGAGACGTTGGCAGAGACAACATCTTGATGATATCCCCAGGGAGCGTATCGAGAACACCCGATGCGATCCGTGCTGGAGACTTCCACGCTCCGTACTCAGCTCGTCCACGCGCCATCGCAAGTTTCCAACGACGCTTGGTACTGATCTGGTCTTCGAATGGAAGGCTGGCCAATGTGGCGAGGTAGTCCGTGTACTTGTTGTCCTCACCGTACGTGGCTTTGGAGAACGCAGTCACGGCAGTCACGCCGGCATCGCCTGCCAGGGCTTCAGCGGCCAAGGTAGCAGCACCTTGCACGTTACTGAAGCCTGGGTTGATTGGCATCGACAGGATGGTCGAAAGGTCGACGATCGTAATCGTCACATCGATACCCAGTGGTTTGCCAGTCTTGGTCCAACCGATGTCACCCACACCACGTTCTACCGAGATGGACTCAATCATCCCTTCGCGGATTTGTGTACGCCCTTGGTTAAAGACTTCCAGCAAGAACGGACCGTCATAGGACGCACGACCAGTTGCACGAGGAAGGCCCAATGCCAAGATACCACACAGTGGGATAAACAGGTTCTTCAACCGCAGCCAGTCATCCGCCGCCCAACAGCGCAATGGAATCGTGAGTGTGGTTCGGTTGAGGTCGGCCGAGGACGCTTCGTAGGTCTTCTGGATGTCAGCGAATGCGTTACCCGCCAATGCCAAGAAGCCTTCGATCTGGAACGCTTCGAAGGTACCCGCCACGACAGACTTGAGTTTGTCTGCCATCCAACCGATGGGTCCTGCGATGTTACCGTCAGCGATGTTGAAGCGTGCCATCCGAGCACGGGAACTGATCCCGTTGATCTCAGACTGTAGCGTCGGTTGAGTCATGGTGTTACTGAACGACTCCGACTGCGTCCCGGTATGGTTGCAGCGGAAGGTTACGAAGTCGGCACCCATGCGGGCGTTCGACACCGATTCCTTCCAGAGACGTGTCAGCCAAGCCTCATCTTCCGTGGTGTCTTGTTCTGACGAGTACTGGTACGCATCGTTCCACTCACCGGAGGCAGCCAAGTAGGCCTTCTCGTAATCGGAAAGGGAATAGGAACGATCCTGCAACTTGCGGGTACCGGAGAACGCACCGTCCAAAAGGATAGAGCGCAATTCGTCAGCGCGTGTTTCAGGGTTACCCGACAGTTGATCCAGTTGCGCATCCATCATCTTACGATAACGGTCTGCCAGACGCTGAGCCTTGGTGGAGAGGGCAAAGAAGTCCAAGCCACCTTCGGAGTTGATCATCTCACCGTAGACGCGTGCCATGGCACTCTGGTCGGCTTCGGTGGGTGTCTGCACTGGATCGTAGAAACGCTTGGTGTCTTCAGCCAAGAAGTTAGGCGTCAGACCCAAGTTCACCATGATCCCGTTCACCATGGAGTTCACGGCGTACCAATACGGGTACATGGTGGGCTTGAGGTAATAGAACTTCGACCGTGGCATGCCGAGCGCGAACTTAATCGCAGACCCGATCATGACAAACGGTTGCAGGGGCAAGGTGCCGATGATGCCAGCAGCCTTACCGATGGAGAACCAGATGTCCGGACCACGACCCGTCCTTGCTACAGCGCCAGCGTGCACGTTGTAGAAGTTACTGAAGAAGTTGGTCATGGAGTTGAACTTCGGCACCCCGCAACGGATGTGAACCAATTGCGAGTTGTCATCAATCACTTCACTGTACCAGCGACCCATCCCGTTACTCGCACTGAATACCGACTTGTGCGGGAAGTCGCAGTTCTCCGTGAACTGGGACAACGGGTTGAGGGCGAAGTGTCCACCAAGACTGGTGTCGGTGAACTTACGAGAGGCGGTACTGTAATAACGCCGGCGATCGTTCAGCGTGTCAGAAAGTGACGAAGGCGGTACAAGGAATGCACGACCGGCCCAAGCTTTATCGAGCTGGGTTGTCCTTGCCATGAGGAGACCTCCGTTGGTGAATGGGGGAGTGTGACCTCCCCCATGGGTTTACGTTACGGCGTTGGTGCGACGAGTGTTGATCGGGTTACGACCGCTGCCCGTGCTGGTGGGTGTGGCGCGAGGCTGAGTAGCGACCACGGATGGATCGTCCTCAGGTGCCCATTGACGTTGCCCGTTCTTGCTACCAGGCATCGGTGCTTCAGCTGGTGCTTCTTGCGAGGCAGGCTGTTGCTTGGACATGGCTTCCAGGTACTGACGAATCTGCTTCAGGGAACCATCCATCGACTTCTGCACTTCCAGTTGCTGTTGCAGCAACGGTCCGACTGTCGTGCTCAGATCCGCCGTGGCTTGCGCCGTGGTGTTCTGATTCTGACTGGCCGTGGATTGCGAAATCGTAGGCGAGAGTGGAGATCCGGTTGGACCACCTGTACCGGCGTTGTTCTGTGCCGAGCTCCCAGTAGGCGAAGGACCTTGCTGGGTGTTGACTGCTGCGGAAGAACCCGAAGCTGCACCGTTAGCCGACTCACCGACATCTTGAGCACTGACTGGCGAACCAGTGGCGTTGGTAGCATCTTCTTCTGCTGGAGCATCTGCGACTGACTTGGCATTCGCGTTAGCCCCTGCGCCGATGACGGACATGGTGAATGGCCGCCCTCCCATCTTCTCGTTAAACTGAGTGATTGCAGCACGGCTTTGTTGCACCGCTTTCTGCCCACCCACTTTACCTTTATTCAGGCCGAGAAGAATGCAACCCTCAACGTGAGAGTTGTAGCCCTTGGCTTCGTCGCCCGCTACGTTGCCCGAGTGGATCAAGATAGCCGTACGCCCTGGGACGTTCTGCACTTCGTAGATCTGCCCGAACTTCGGCGAGTTACGCATGGCCACTTGGTAGGTTCCTGGAGGAATGCACGAGGCGCCCGTAGCGTTTCCACGCCATGGGAGTTCCAGCGTGACATACTCAGTGCCATCCGGTAGACGCAGCGTGCCGAAGGTCCCTTGGTCATCATCCGGTTCACGGGTGAGGACTGCGTTACCCGAAGCACTTGCCGCGGCTGCATCTGGAGAAGGGGGTTGCGAGTACGAGGTTCCAGCACCGCTAGCGCCCGTAGGCATGCCGTTGGACGCATTAGACACTGCACCTTCACCACCACCGCCCGATGCCATCGGAGCAGAGCTACCGCCACCACCGCTGTATTCGCCAGGAGCGTCAGCAGTTGGAGCACCCGAGGATCCCATGCCGATGTCTGGAGCTGCCCCACCGACTTCACCCTCACCATTCTGAGGTCTGTTCTCGGCGGCTTGGTTCTCGCTACCTTCAGCGACAACAGGCTGCTGTCCAGGCTTGAGGTCGTGCTGAGCACGCGCTGCTTGCATCCGGCGGTCGATCTCTGCCAGAGCTTCTGCAACCGTCCTGACGCGACCGTAGACACCTTTACGACCAGTAGACTCACGGAACACCGAGGCGTTAGCCTTGACTGCCGCACTACCCACGATGTCCTCTGAGTTAGCAGCACCTGGAGCAGTGAGGAACTTCTTAGCACCGTAGGCACCCAAGAAGTGCGCTGCGTACAGCGCCGTGTCCGTGACAGGGACTTTCGCCTTCTCTTTCAAGTAAGCGTAGTTCTCCTTCAAGTACTCCATCCCCATCAACGCGTTCGCCCGTGGGTCAAACTGATGGGTGTTGGAAGCAATGCCATACTTCTTGCCGTACTTGCGCAACATGTCGCCCCAAGTACCGTTGACGAATTGATACAGACCTTTCGCCGAACTGGTACCTGCACCTGCACGAGGTTTGAATTGGGATTCCACCGCAGCCACGTTCGCAGAAATGAACGGATCGAAACCCGCCATCTTCGCAGCGCCTACGATGATACCCTTCATCGCTTCCCAGCCATCACCGCTCGTGGTAGGCAACGAGTTAATGTCACCACCCGTACCACCGCCAGGGTGAGTTACCTGAGCACCAACCGAACCTACCGCAGGACCACCGACCCCTAGACCACCAGGACCAGCCCCACCTGCCGACATGCCCGACTGACCACCGCTCGACGTGTTAGCGCCTGCGGCTGTACCACCTGGATCGCTACCGAACCCGAAGAATTTCTTCACCGAGGACACGGCATTGCTGAACAGACCACCCTCTTCCTTCACTTGGTTCGGCGAGCCCTGGTTAAGGGTGCTGTCTTCAATTGCGGAATCAGGCTGCTGTGCTTTCGATCCAGCCGCCGCTTGGATGCCATTCTTCAAACCATCGACCGCGAGTGTCTTCAGGCTCTTAGGCAGTGCATCGATGTACGGCGTGGTGACACTGGCGTCTTTACCCAACACGTAGTTAGGCCAAGGGCTAGGCGAGTTCAACCAGACCAACGTACCGGCATCACTGTCCACCGCTTGGGTGGTTTCGATCAGCACGTCACGCATCAACTGACTGGTCAGGTTACGCGGAGCCTGACGGACATCACCAGGCAGACGACGGCGGACCGAGATGGCGTATTGCAGGAACGTAGGCATGAAACGATAACGCAGCCACATCAGCTCGTTCTGAGGATTGCCCCCAGTCGGAGTGAAGATGCCGATCACCGTGTCTTCCAACCCACTGAGGTCACCGTCGATCAACGCGTTGTCGTAGCCGTTGAATTTCAGGAAGTCCCAGTAGAGCTCTTCGACTTGTTGGAGTTGTTTGCACTTCTCGTCGTCGAAGGCAGTCAGGCCGTATTCCAGGTAACGCACAGCCGTCGGGATGTCCAAGGAGGCAGCGTAGGCTTTCACCTTGCTCGCCTGGACCTGGTAGTAGCTCTTCAGCAGACCACCCACCGCACCACCGATGACCGACAATGGATCTGCCGCTCTCGCTGGTAGGTCAGACAGCCGCACGATCATGGACGGATCTTGTTCCTCCGGCACCTTAGGCGCAGTCGAGACCGTAGCCCCATCCACTTCCTTCGTCGTTGGACCACCTGGAGGCAACGGCAGGGCAGTCATGGCAACACCCGCGGCTGCGGCTGCTACTGGACCTGCACTTGTAGGATCAATCCCACTGCGCATGTACCCACCGATATCCAGAGGTTCTCCCTCATCGCGTTTGGCCTTGCCTGCTTGAGCAGCCAACACAGCCGCAGTTGTAGCGCCGCCCGCAACCTGCGCAACCGCCTTACCTAACTCACCTTCCTTCTCTGGATCAACCGGCGCGTCTTGGGACTTAGCGGCTTCTGGTTTCTTCTCGGTCTCCTTGATCCGATCACGTACCAGCGCAAACGCATCTTCAACATCACCTGCGTCGCAATCCAGATACCCACCAAAGCCCATCGTCGAATCAAACGGCGATTCTACGATAGCGTTGTAGATCTTCTCGAAGCCCTTCAGGTCAACGATCTCGAGGAACTCTTTGATCACTGCCCCGTCGATCAACTGGTCCGCCTCGCTGAGCTTAGTGGACTTAACAGTTTTCTTCATCCCGCCAACATGTGCCAGGAACACCGGACGGAAGCGCTGAGACAACCACTTCAAGCCCCACTTCAGTCGGCCGTCGTCACCCTCTTTGATCTCGAGGATCTCCATGAGTTTCGGAATGCTGACCTTAGCGGCGTCGATGTTGGCTTTGTCCCCGTGGAAGGTCACCGATGGAAGAAGCAACTCTTCCAATGCAAGCATCTGCTTGACGCGGGTTTCATCCGTAGGCGCGACACCGTACTGGGTCATCCGGAGATAGAAGATCGGGTTGTCTTTGGCTTGCGAGGACTTGTACCACTTATAGCCCACGTAACCGACCGCTGCGATAGCGGCTGCTGCCAAGACCACTGGCGCAGAGAGCACACTCGCGACAGCTGTCGCACCAGCCCCGAGCCAACCCATTGCAGTTGTACCCGCGGCCATAGCCGCTGTACCCAACCCTGCCATCATGCTGGAACCCATAATGGCGCTACCAACACCCATGACACCTTCGACCGCCATCGTACCACCACGCACTGCCCAACCGGCTGCACGAGAACTTGCGATACGACCACCCAAGCGACTGAGCTTACCTCGCACCCCTCTACCGCCTCGGCCACCACGACGTCCACGACGCCCGCGTCCTTCACCTCCGCCGTCACCACCCCAACCTTCAGCGATGTTACCCAGATCCGCTGCCTGGTCGAGCAAGCCGTCTTCGGCTGATTCCTCAACGCGGTCACCGAGTTCATCGATGGCTACATCCAGGTTCTTACCGAGCTTGTCGATAGCCTTGACAACGTCAGCGTTGTTACCGCCAGCAGACTTGGCATGATCCTTCTCATCCTTCTTCGCCTTACGACGTTTCAGGATGTCAGCCCAGGAGTTGTCGCGATCCCCGTCACCGTCCAGGTCCCACTTGTCGCGTTGTTCCATCTTGAACTTCTCGCGAAGGAGTTCGAAGATGTTGCGTTGCATGGAGAGCTGTTGGATACCCACTTCGAACATGGCGGTGTGGAGCTCTTCATCACCGTGCATGCCACCAGCTGCGACAGCTTCTGGAGATCCGGACTTAAAGCCCATCTTCCCAGCCATACCCATCGCCATGCCTTTAACGCCACGACCAATCGCTTTAGCCCCTTTCCACAATCCCTTGTAGAACTTGCCAGCCATGCGAGCGTAACCCACCGCTGCACGTTTAGCGAGACCACCCGCCCAAGCTGTGCCAGTGACCAAGCCGCGACCTACCGTGAACAACAGCGAACCGTTGCGCGTGTAGAGCGACTTGTACTTATCGAGATCCTCTTGCGAGATGACTTCGTTGTCCTCGATATCGAACACCGGACCCTTAATGTCTTTGAGGGACTTCAGGGGAGCGCCATCAGCGTCACGGTAGAAACCTTTCTTCATCAGCGAAGAACGGATGCGTGGTTCCTCATCACCTGGGAAGTAGGCATCGAACTGGACGAACTGATCGTAAGCCAAGTTGAAGGTGCCTTTCAGCGCCTTGCCCATCAGACCGTAGCTACCACGGAGGTAACGGCCTGCCAGGCCCGCCATACCCATGCCAGCACTGAGACCTTTACGGGATGTCCAACCTGCGAGGGATTCTCCGTCGCCAGACATCAGACCTTTGTCGAACTCTTCCTGAGTCAACACGAACTCACCTTCCCGGTTCTTCACCGGACCTGTGATGTCGCTGATCTTCTCGATGACCTTCTTAGTGTTGACGTCGAAGTAGTAACCACGACGGATGTTCTTGGCGGTCAAGGCGGGTTCAGCTTCACCCTGCACATGGACATCGGCTACACCGAGACCAGTGATCGACTTGAACGGAAGCGCAGCGCCAGCAGCGCCCAACTTAGCAGCACCTACCAGACCCGAACCGATCGTGCGATACGACCAATCCAAGTAGCTACCCAATCCACGCAAGGCTTTACCCGGAGCCTTCTTGACACCACCCCAGATACGTCCACCTAACCCACGCTTCTTGCCTTGGGTAGGTTCAGCTGTACCTTGCTCACCCGGAGCACCGCCACCCAATCCACCGCCGTAAGCGTGGAGTTGTTCAGCCAGGACATCACGCATCTTGTCCCAGTACTCACGACTGCCTTCGGCTGCTCCACCGAATGCATCGCGGACGTAATCACGGGCCTTGTTGTACGCATCACGAGGATCCCACTCAGCGTAGGCTGTCCCGATATCGTCCCACTTGTCCCGAGCCTTGTCCTTCAGGTTGTCAAACTTACCGCGCGCATCAAACTCGTCGTACTTCTCACGAGCTTTATCGCGCAGGCCTTCAGCGGTACCACGAGCGTCGAACTCATCGTACTTGGCGAGTGCTTTCTCGCTGAGGTCTTTGAGCTTGCCTTTAGCATCCCACTCCTCGACCTGCTTACGGGCGGCATCAATCCGACCATGCGCATCGAACTCATCCCACTGCTGCTGCGCCAAGTTGCGGGCTTCAGCGATACGGCCTGGGACATCGAGATCGTGGTACTTACTGGTAGCGAGATCACGACCTTCATTGAACTTGCTGACTGCCAGCTCACGCCCTTCGGCGATCCGACCATGAACGTTGTGTTCGTCCAGTTTACCTTCGACGTAGTTGCGTGCTTGATCAATGCGTTCAGGCATCCCGAACTCATCGTAGCGATCCGCCACGTAACCGCGAGCCATGTTCCATTTGGCTTTAGGGTCAACGTCATTAAAGCGTTTGGTCACGTAGTCCCGAACAGAGGCTGCGTTCTCGGCAAGGTTGAAGTCCACACGAGGTACTGGCGAACGACCCTCACAACCGCAAGGATCGATTTCCTTCACCGCAGTGAGGATAGCGTCCAGACGATCATGCGTGCCCTTGTCGACAGTCTCTAGGAGCTCAGGGAGGGTCATCTCCCATTTACCTTCGCCCTGCTGAGCCAATACATCGCTCAACGACGTGGTCATCAGCTGAATGCTGATTGGGTCCAGACTGAACTGACCGGTAACCACGGGAACAGGAGCCGGGGGAGGAGTAGGTCCACCAGCGCCCGGAGTGGTCTTGCCTGCATCCACGTCAACACGCAGAGCTTCAGCCTCTTTCAGCGCTTGCTCTGCCAGACGTTTCTGTTCGGCTTCCTTCTCCGCGAGTTTCTTACGAGCCAAGTCAGCACGGGCATTGATCCCGTCCTTAATACCCTGTCTCGACCAAGTGAACTCGTCCGGCTTCTCTTCTTCCTTCCGATCGTCGACGAACTCGTCACCACCTTCGTTAGCGATCTTGTCGTAGACCGCGTTCGTGTCGATGGTGTCGCCGGTACGACCGTCGTATTTCGACAGACCCAGCTCACGCCAGGAACGACGACCGATCACTTCAGACAGTCCTGCCATACGGCTGGTGTAGTCAGTGATGCGAGGAGCCAAGTCAAGGTAGCTGGCACGCGCCTTGGTACGAAGCGCTTTGGCGTCTTCGTCGTGGTCGTCGTAGTTACCTTCCATGTCGATGCCGTACTTGTCAGCAAAGAACTCAACCAGCTCCTCTGCCACATCCGGACCGACACTTGTCCACGACTCTGGCTTAACCAAGGTACGTGGATCGAAGTCACGGTTACTCGACATGTCCGTCATCAGACGGGAACGCAGCGCACGCTTCGCTTTAGCACTCAGCTCTTCGGCACCCATGTCCTTGAGCTGGTAGTCGAGCTGCTTACGAACCGCATCACCAGCACCTGCTTTCAAGCCGATGTCGATGTGTTGTTTGTTT